GTTGCGGCTGTTGTACCTAATAAAGTCGCACCACTTGTTGTATTGCTGGTATTTACATAAATCTGGACTTCCTTAAAGTCATCATCCGTTGGATTTGTCCATGATATAAAATTAGAGCGAAACCCACCAGATCCGCTAACTGAAGTAGGCGCAGAGGGTGCGGTTGTATCAGCAGCAGCGGTAAACGTCACACTAGCTTGCGTACCTACATAACCACTATCAGTAACAGCAGCAACGACGAATGTATAACTGTCTCCATCAACAAGAAACCCTGTCTCGAAAGAGGTTGTATCTGTGGTGCTTTTGTTAAAAATGCCCGTTGCGTTGTTTTTCAAGCCTACAAGATAATGATTAAGGAAAAAGTTATCAGGCGCATCCCAGCTTAGTGTTGCTGTAACTGTATGCGTCCCATCTGTTGCTATATTTGTATTTTGTGGACTGGTAACAGCTAGATTTGCGATAGATAAATTTGCCCTTGGATCAGGTAATGTGCTATTATTGCTTGTGAGTTGACTTTCCTCCGCATTCCAGTCAAAAGCAGAAGAGGATGTTTCACGAAGTGTTAAACCAACATTTAGTTCACCCGAATCACTATCATTGTTAAGTTTCCAACCTGCAACCTCAAACTCTTTTGCTGACCAACCATAACGATCAATGGTAAGTGCTATGATGTCTCCACATTCCACTTCTAAGGCATTTAGGCTAAAATCAGCAGTAAGTGTCATTTGCTCTCGGCTACGGAAAAGCGTTAGCTTCGCCAACCTTTGAGCCATTGCAGACGATGTGGTAAACGGTAGGGCTAAATCTAATGCGCTTTCAACACCACTGTCATCGCTAATAAATGTCTCTGATCTTATCTGAGGGTAGTCAGCTTTGATATATCTATTCTCAGCATCAATAAATGTACCACGAACTATATTAAAGTTATCGCGTCTACTATGTTTTGTTTGTAAGTTTATATCACTCCTTAGATCATCAAGGGTAAAGGTCTTAACTGGTGAGATATAGTCACCAACCTTTAAGTGCCACTTGCCAGCACCCCAGAATAGTGACCCAGCGCAAGCGGTCATCATGTCACCTAAGATATCTGATGGCGTCCTGTCTAGGTCTACAACTCCATTTATTTCATAGCGTTTTTCGGTGAGAGAACTTCCACGAACAGCAGTACCTGTTCCACTACCTACACCTGTTGCAGTAAATGTTACACCTACAGTGTTTGCACTTGCTCCTATTGCAGTAAAGTCAGTAGTGCCTACAGTCTTAATTGTATAAGTTTTGCCAGTTAAGAAAGACCCTGCATCTATTGCTGCGAGGTCAACGGTTTCATCACATACATCTGCTGCAACATCAAAAGATGCACTTGCTGCATCATCTGTATCACCATCATTATCCAAACCATACGTAGATGTTAGGTAATCTCTGATACATAATGCAGCATTTGCACTATAAGCAGTAGTGCTTGTGCGTGGATCATATACTTTTTTACCCTCTATCTCAGCGGTAATTAATGGGATGCCATCTGAAAAAACATCACCGTCATATTCCATCCTCACATATAAACAGGCAATACCTTCGCCTTTAAAATCAGTGTATGTCCCAGAAGGGGCAACCCCATCAATTTCATAATCTGGAGTTTCAATATTATCATTGGTCTCTATCTGGTTTAAAACTGATGATACATTTTGATTATCCGCACCCAAGAATTTACGGATATATATTTTTCTATCACCATCTTCGTTAGACCAGCGGTCCCCATAAACAAAACCACCATCAGCAGGAAAAACCTCAACGGCTTGAGGGGTGGATGCAGCAGCTAATTGGACTTCTTCATCATTTATAAATATTTTGTTGATTGCATTAACTTCATGTCCCGCAAGAACTATAATACGATGAAGGTATCTATTTTTACTGCCAGTTGTTTCTGCAAAAGTTACATAACCGCCTTTGCGTATCTTGCCATAAACTATTTCCTGTGGTGCAGCCGCATCACGCGCATTGAACAAAAGACCTTTCGGACCCGTATCTATTTTGGGTTCTAATGCTCTCAGCGCCCAAGAAGTAATAAGCGAAATACCTATAGTGGTTGCAAGAGTTATCAAGCCTACGCCAAGAGTTGAAGTAACGCCTAATGATGCGGCAATAGAGGCCCCAATAGAAACTGGATCACGCGGAACACGATCCCAATCATTCCAGTGTTTAACTGTAATGTCTCCAAGACGATATTTCATGCCTTAACCCATGCGTTAGTAATGAAGTCTATCTGCGTAGAAATTATACCTTTTTCCCCTACAAAGATAGCCTTAGTGCCGATTGCTATGCCCATAGCTTCGCCAATAACCCATCTGCGAACTCTGTCAGTCGTGACTAACGCACCCTTCGGCGGTATGCGGTCAATACGCTGCAACTTACGATCTATTGCTTCATCTAACGTCTTTGCTTGAAATACTTTACGCAATTTGTCACGCTTTAGGTACAGCCCATTTTCAGTATATTTACCCAACCAATCATCGGCCCAACCTTCACCATACATTGCGCGGTAAGCATTGTTCGTGAACATAAGGCAGTCATTTACATGCCATTGGAAAGGTACATCACGCACCTTGCGTATGTATTCATTCAGCGCGTTAAGATCAGGCTTCATTTCTACCCCAAGGTATTTGAGCATCTTGTAAATTTTGCACCCAATCAAAGAAGGTATCTACAGCGGGTGTCCCACTATTTCCGTCATCCAGCCACTTTCTTAGACGAACTTGAGCGTGACTTTCGGCTGTATAGCGACGAATATTTGGACGTTCTAATGCTATTAATCTGCTTTCTACAGATAAACTAATTGTAGATGTTTCAGCACTATCTACGATGGTCATTTGATCCATGTAGCCCCGAAACAACTCCATTGTCTCTGAACCAACACCCCAATAAATAGTTACTTCACGACCTTGATACTCTTCAGTAAGTGCGTAATTAACAATCGTGCTGTTTAATCCACTAAGAGTAAGCGTTGTGCCACGCGCAGATAAGTCAGAAGCCTCTTCTAGCCCTTCAATGGTAAGTAAACTACCTGATCCAGTATAAGTATTAGAACCTATAGTTTTATCACCATAGCCTGTCCATAAGCGTATGTTTGCGGTTTGAAACGCTAGATCAACTGCGTAAAAGACTTCAATGTCCGTAAGGGGGTTACTTTGATTACCACCCTCATGTAACAGATTAAGTAAGGTTGCTGATACTGTTCTTGTCATAGTGCCTCAAATGCTCCAAATGAAATACCATATGTACTAGCCTCATTTATAGACCACGCTTGCTCATTACTCGCTAATCTAAATACACCTGACGCATTTGTAAGATCAGCACTAGATGTAGAAGCATTAGCCCTCAAAGCTGGCCATATATCTAAGACATTACTTTGTTCTGAACCAGTTCCAGTGTAATCACTTAAAACTTTATACAGCCTTGTGCTATTACCTGTACCTAGTGAAAAATAATCACCAGCTTTTAGGGTCTGTCCTGATGGAACATTTGCATCTACAAGTCTATCTCCTGCAGATCCTGAGACGGCTAAGGAAGATGCTGTACCTTGAATGCTGGTTGCTGCAGGGTCATTTAAAAAGAACCTGTGATATGAACCACGAAGACTGACTAAAAACGAAATCCATTGCGCTGCGTCATCACGCTTCATTGGTGGTAAAGTAATATCAGCTTCCCATGCCTCACCACTATATGCGTGAGCTTGACCAGCAAGCGTAAATGGCGACCTACTATAAGCAATAGTGTTTATCGCACGAAGTTCAATCTGTGCAATACCCGTATTTGTAGGTAAACTCAAGGGTGCAGTATAATCAATAGCCATTACGAAAATGCCCTTCCATATGAACCCCCTCGACGTTTAGCGTCAGCTACAGCAGCCTTTGCGCTTTCTGCTATTTGTGGCATCAAAGTTCTTATCTCATTACGAACTGTTTGTTGTACACCAGTGGAAATATTGATGTTCTGTACGACAGTAACACCCTCTGCAGACTGACCCTTAGTGTGATCTATAACAGTCTCTTTAGGGTGCAACATAGCTAGGAAACCACCCTTGCCATCTAGTCCACCAGAGCGAGGTCCAGAACCTGTATAACCACCACCAGAGAATTGCATAAAGCCTGTACTCCCTTGGTACAAACTACCTACATCTCCGATAGCACCAGATATAAACCCTGTGATCTTCTTAACAACAAAGATTCGATAAAGCTCTTTTATGATCTCTCTTGCCATGTTCTTGAAGACTTGTTCTGCATTATAACCAAAGTCTTCAATAGAACCGTTTAAGATGTCAAAGTCAGTTACAATACCCATTAGGGCATCACCGAAATTACTTTCGATGCTATCAGCCACATCTTGTATTTTCTGCATTTGCGCTTCCATAGCGGCTGTTTCTGCATTTATGGCAGCTATTCTTTCTGCTGCTTGTTTAAGTTGAGCCTCAGTCATTTTTCCAGAGGCGGTTTTATTTTGTTCTTTTAGGTTATATAGTATTTGTAAATAATCAGCTTCTTGGTCAGATAAACCTACTATTTGTCTTTGGAGATTAGCTTGTTCTTCCATACCTTTTATTATGGAAGCCATAGATTCAGCAGGAGTTTTAGGCTTCTTTGTCGGCTTATATCCCATAGCCTCTAGTTGCTCTGGGGATACCCCCATTGCAAGAAG